TGAAATATTTGAACCAATGATTTGCCTTCAGTTTTGATACCAACTTCATCCCAAGCCGCTCTTTGCTTTTTGGTTGGATTCAATATATTTGCCAACAAAGTACGCATAGTAGTACCTGCCTGAGAGCCTTTAATACCAGCGTCTCCCAGAACACCAATTGCTGCCGCTGATTCTTTAAAATCAACGCCTCCAGCAGACAAAAGTGCTGCGGAATATTTATAGGCTTCAGCAATTTCAGTCAATGTGGTATTGGACATTGTGAATGTATTGGTCATTATGTCAGCGGTACGCCTCATCTGGGACGGATGGATGTTGTACGCTGTCATAATGTTTGTTACCAAGTCTGCTGTTTCCCCTAAATCGGTGTCACCCACCAATGCTATATCCGCAATCGGCCTAATAGCTTGATTAATAGCATCTACTTTTAGACCGGCCATTGCAAGGAATTTTGCCGCGTCAGCCACTTCCGTAATAGTGTACTTGGTTTCCATGCCCACATTGCGGATTGTGTTTGTCATCCCAGCGAATCGACCACTGAAATTGCCCTGTTGATCATGAGATTTTAGGATGTTCTCGACTGTTTTCATGGTATTATCATATTCAGCAGACTGAGTGACAATATTTGAAAACATCGAACCAATGCCAGCAATTCCATAGGCAATTCCCATACCTTTGAGCATATCTATCGCCATTCCGCCATTATTAGGCAGAGGTGTTGGGCCTAACAATTTATATGTTAGGTTATTTGGCTTTGCACTCCAGAATTGACGTGGAGTATAGGATGTGCGTGAGCCATAAGCATTTCGAGCACCAGACGGTCTCCATCGAGCAGCTGATTGGGTTGACGGAATGTATTTACCATCAGGAGTCAATGCAATTGGAGCATTTCGCATTTCTGGAGTGATTCCATGACGTGCTAATATAGCATCTCGATTGCTTCGTAAATATTCTAAACGTCGTGCTTGACGAGCAGCTTTCTCAGCAAGAGCTTCAGGGGTTCTGGCGGCACGTCTTGCATCCCACCTACGTTGAATATCTTCTGCACGATATGCTCTAAGACGTTCATTGTATGCGGCACGTTCAAGTTTTTGTTGTCGATAACGTTCTTGGTTTTCAAGTCGGGCCTGAGCATCTATCCTTTTCAATTCTCTGGCCGATGGCGTGCTATTAGGATAATGGTGTGATGCCCATGCCTGTTTAGCTCGTGGACTCCATCCGTATGGATAACGCTCATCGAGTGCAGCCATAGACATTTTGCGCATCCCATGAGGCGTGAGTGGGGAATGTCCAGTTTTGCCTACATAGCCAGCAGCCATTGGAGCCATAGTCTGTTGTCCAGATGTTGTAGTACGACTGCCACGACCACCTCGTACTGGCCCCATTGTAGTACCAGCCAAAGTAGCCTTTAGCTCACGCGCCATAACAAGCAATTCATTTAATTGCTCTTTAGCGTGAGCTGTATTAAGTTGCAATTGTTGCTTACGAAGACCTGCAAGTGTGTCATTAACGCTTTTGACTTGACGCTGCAATTCTGTCAAATGTTTTCCAGCACCAGACAAACTCGTTAAAGCAGTCTTAAATTTGTTAATCGCCTCAATTGCAGGAGAAGAAAAAACCTCTATGTGATATTGAACCTGATATTCCTGCATTGCTTAGTGTTTTATCAAGAATAGAGGTTATGAGAAGGTGGTGTTCGTAAAACAAAAGGCTACACGAGATTTCTCCCATGTAGCCTTTAGATATGGTAGTAAGAAAATTAGCCTATTGCCAATACGCGAATGCCAAAGCCAATCATTACGCCAGCGACTGTGAGTGCCCAATCAATAATATCGGCTTTGCCACCCCAAGCGTGGTCTTTGAATTCGAGAGCTGATGAGACAATAACGCCAGTGTAAGTAGCGCAATATACATCATCGGCTCCAAATCCTACAAGTGCTCCACAGCCAAGGTGCTTGCCTCGATTACTGGTATTTAACCACTGCCAGCAACGTTTGAAAAACTTCTTCATTTCGTTACAAGTTCCCAATCATGAGCGAACACGTCGGCAATCGAAGGAGTCCACGAGTCGGCCTGTCCACTTTCAGAGTTGAAGATTAAGCACTGAGCAAAGTAGTCAATGTGATCCACGCTTGCAAGAACAAGACGCTTGGCCTCTTCAGGGAGTGACTGCATCCTTGGAATAACCTCAGACGGGATGTGGGCCGGGACCTGCTTGAACACCATAAGTCCTTTGTTATTCCAACCATTGCGCCGGATTACAAAATCTTCACGGAGCATGGGTAGAATTTGCTCGAATGAGAGGCCGGAGGGATGACACGCCTCATTTCCCTCCATACATGACTGTCTAAGAGCCGCAAGGTTGAGGTATGCGCACATAGTATTGAACTGTGCGATAAGGAAAGCGCGTGTACCGAGTGGCAGAGCCTTAAAGTCTTCGCCATCGTTTTTATTGAAGATAAAGTACCCGAGTTTATCTGCCCTTTGTTTAAGATCGGCAATTTCAATGTTGAGCCGATCGAGAGGGGTTTCAGATACCTTGTAAGCGTCCTCAAAAACCTCAGCTGGCGTCCACGACTCGTAATTGTCTGGGTAAACTACATGGTAGCCTTTGTTGTCGTTATATTCCTTAACATAGGCGTTTTCACGAATAAGGCCACGCTCATGTGCTTCTCCGTAGGTCATTGGTTCTGCTTTGACCGTCTTTGTTCCAATATATGTTTTCATTTGCTCCAGTTTTTGCTACATTTTACATTGTCTGGAAGATCTGTGAGATTCCAGTCTGCATAGGAATCAGAGAATTCCACTTCATCGAAGTGCTCTGCGAGAGTAATAATGCCCTTGGGGTTCACCATGTGGGTAACGTACACTTTGAGGAAGGCGTCTGGTGCAATCTCACGCAGTTTCTCTGCAACACCAGCGAATGTGCCACCACCATCACAAAGATCATCGACCACGCAGATAGAGCCCCCTTTGTAAACTTCTGGGTTGAGGATTTTGAATCCAGAGAGTTTGCCGGTTTCAGGGTCACGCTCCTTACTGCAAAGGATTATCTTGTCAGAAGGACGCTCAGGGGAGTGACTGAACTGATGTGCATAACGTTCAATCGCACCGGCATCTGGGAAACAGTAGTAGTCAGCAGTTGCCACAAAGGCGACATTCGCATATTGGCAATCACAGTTGTTGATAAGTGAGACTGCCTTTTGGGAATGAGCTTCCACCAGTGTAACTCGAATTGGCTTGATGCTGTTAATGGCATCGGCTACCAGCTTCAAACTGAACGCCTCATTGAATGCGACGACGCGATCCATTCGCATACCCATCAGATATGTGATGTAGAGCGAAAAGGTGACTCCATGTCGGTTTAGAATGTCACCAAGCTGCATGAGAATGAACAAATCATCAGCGTTTGCGATGCGTGTAATGATTAGCGTATGCTTTTTGTGGTCGATTTCACTGTCGATAACGATATGTTTTTCGCTATCAGGAAATTCGACGATGTGATATTTGATTGAACCCTTATCAGGATTGATAAGATTGATTTCTTGTACTCGCATATTATCGGATTGTATTGTTTACGTTATCTCGGATTTCAGATAGACTCCAGTCTTTAAGCAGCTTGCCATCTTCAAAGACTGTTTGTAGTTCACCGGTTGCTTCAACTTCTGCTGATACTTGGTCTATGGCATAGAAATTACCCATCTGGTCTTTCTTGATACAGATTAAACCTTTGAGTGACTTCTTAACGCCATTGTCGGTTTTGGGGTCCTTGAATATTTCACGACCTTCGCCATTGACTTGACACCAAGTAGCTTTCATTGCAAAGCCCAAAGAATCGCGAGATTTGAACTGATAGGTAAATGACCCTACACCGAGCACGAGATTGGTAGCAGCGAAACCCTTGGCTTCTAATCTGCGATAAATCTCTTTCTGACGTTCAAGCGTGATGGAATCGCCATAAATCAATCCAATTTTGGGATTCAGCACTTTATAGCCTGTGGTGTTGACTGTTCCACCGAAAATTTCCCAAAGGATTTCGTATGCGCCTTTGATTACAGCTTCGTTTTCTGCAATTTCTTGAAAAGTCATTTCTTTGACATCCTCTGGGTCTAAGCCACAGATAATGTCAACCGGATCTCCACTGTCAGGACGAATTACTACACGTCCATCACGAGCTTCGATGATGTCTTTTAATTGAGGAAGATATTCTGTCATCACTTTCCAGAAATCCCAAGTATCGCTGACAATCGAGACAAAGCCGCTGGGATAGACTTCGGTGATGAGTCTGCGGAATGTTTCCAGTTCATCTTCTTTTCCACCGGCACACATAACTGAATGCTCGGTGGCTGGCACTGTTCCAGCAATCAGTTCCTTTGAAGCATCAGCGTTATAATACTTCTCAATTGCAGCAATCGCTGGAATTGTTTCACTACCGGTAAAAGAAGTCATGTGACCCATTCCCGACATCACAGCAGCTTCGACACCGGCCATGCCTCTCATTGAAAAATCGTGGCACAAGAAATCCAGACCGGGCATAGTAACAAAGCCTGTCTTAATTGCGTGACGAACCAACTCTTGCTTGTATAAACGAGCTGAGGTGGCGGATGTCATCGGGAGCCACAAAGTTGTTGAGATGAGGGTTTCAAAGTAGTTGGTGAGCCAGAAAAATTCGTCCTTAGTGTTGACAATTGTGAGAGCCGGAACACGAATTGGGCAAAGAGAACCTTCTGGAAGTGCTTTGATTCGTAGCGGAAGATAACCTAAGTCGTGGAGAGCTGCTACATGCTCAGAGCCTACCTGATTGTCTGGACCTAAGAATGTGTTGATGCGTTGAGTCCATAAATCAATTACTTGGTCTTTGGGTTTTGCGAAGAATTCCTCATTTATTTGTTTAATGAGGTACTCCTTGATAAAATACTGGATGCCAAAGACAACAGCACCATCTTTAGCCTCCGGATAATGGGTGTGGCTGCGAGGTGTCCAGTTGGCATACACTCTTTCAGTCCCTTTGGGGTACTGTCTTCGATGGTCTAACTTGTAACCATCGGTAAGCAAAATTGCTTCTTGCGACATGTTTGTGATTCATGTAATGTTGTTTTGCGGTGAGATATACGAATTCAACTATATTGTCAAGTTTTTGAATCAATCAGGAAGATTTACTACTCCCATATAGCTATTGATACGCAAACCTTGTTCTGTCATTTCAGTCTGAAACTTGATCAACCCTCTGCTTAGGAACGTTTCGCTATATTTACGCGCCATATCACACATCGCCTGATTGATATATTGTGAGCGATTGTCTTCTGGAATGTTATAATATATACGAGAGCTAATAATTTGTTCCTGACAGAGTTTTTCAATCCGTGTCGAGTGTTCGGAATATATTCCCATTCTCATATTGGGGATAATCCAAGGGTTTGGAGATAGTTTATCAGCCCAATTTCTGAGAATATTTGCGATTTTTGTATTAAGTTTCATGCTGTTTATAATTTGTCGTCCTGTCCAGACTCGAACTGGAACCTTCAGAGCCAAAATCTGACGTGCTGACCAATTGACACCACAGGACAAGATTTATCGGTTAAAGACTTTAACAAACCCTCCGATTATGACACAAATGAATAGGACTGCCAATACGATGGCGAAAGGCCCCCAAAGTGGAGCAAGCACCCACCACCACGACCAAGTAATGATATTACACAGTTTCAGTGTAATGAAAATCAATCCAAGGATCGCTAAAAATGGGAAACTGGTTGAAGTGGTTTTCTGAATATTTGCCATAGTTTTTATATTAATGGTTTTGCGGAAGCGATGAGACTCGAACTCATAAGCCGGTTTCCCGACAGGCACGTTAGCAGTGTGCTGGTTTGACCAATTCACCCACACTTCCAATTTGCAGCGCATACCGGACTCGAACCGGCGATCTCCTCCGTGACAGGGAGGCGTCCACTCCAACTGAACTGATGCGCTATATATTGTATGGGTGACAGGGCTCGAACCTGCGACATCTACATCCCAAATGTAGCACTCTACCAACTGAGCTACACCCATATATTGCAAGTCGTGAAGGATTTGAACCTCCGAAATTTGGTTTTGGAGACCAACGCAATAGACCACTCTGCCAACGACTTGTGTTAGAGGGCATGGTGGGGGTCGAACCCACGACCTGACGGTTAACAGCCGCCTGCTCTACCACTGAGCTACAAACCCATTATAGACACTCTTGTCAGAATCGAACTGACGTGTACGGTTTTGCAGACCGCCGCCTCGCCACTCGGCCAAAGAGTGTTGTGGACCCGACAAGAATCGAACTTGTGCCCTTCGACTTATGAGGTCGCTGCTCTAACCAACTGAGCTACAGATCCATTTGGGTGATAGATGGAAGTTGAACCCATGACCTCCTGATTCACAGACAGGTGCTCTAACCACCTAAGCTACTAACACCGTGGATTGAGATGGATTTGAACCACCGACGCTTGGCTCTTCAGGCCAACGCTCTACCACTGAGCTATCAATCCTTAATGTACCCCCACCGGGAATCGAACCCGGATTTCAAGAATGAAAATCTTGCGTCCTAACCTTTAGACGACAGGGACATTGGTGGAAGCAGAAGGACTCGAACCTACGAACTCCGAAGAGGGCAGTTTTACAGACTGCTGCCGTTGCCGCTTGGCTATACTTCCATTTGTCGGAAAAGATGGACTCGAACCAACGACCTTCTGCGTATCAGGCAGATGCTCTAACCAACTGAGCTATTTTCCGATAAACTCAGCGATTCTCACGAACCACTGAGAAAGATTGAATTATGTGCAATTTAAACCATGTCAGACAATCGGGACTCGAACCCGAAACCGTTCCACCTTTTCGGTAGCTGCTCTGTCCAATTGAGCTATTGTCTGTGCGCCCGCTACGCAACTGAAGCGTTTCCCAACGACTCAGTACCTCCGACGCGTCTAAAACAATCTTTTCAACCTTAAAACAAAACCACAATAAACTAAAACCCTAAGAGCCACTTGCAAGACTCGAACTTGCGACCCCGATATTACAAGTATCGTGCTCTACCAACTGAGCTAAAGAGGCATACGGAATAAGTTGTTTACGCTTACCCCCAACTCCGATGACGGCCTTGCTCGGAGAAACACCGCCAGCTAACGTTCTGGCTCCGCGACTTACCAACCTCACCAGTTGTCTCTGGTATTGAGGTGCCGGAGGCTTTTCGATCCCTCGATCATTTCAGCAGTTAGAACTCGTCAAGTTGCTGAAAGGTGCGCACAAAGGCTGCGGTGGTTCGGGTAGGACTTGAACCTACGTCATTCCGGTAGTTAACCGGTTGCTCTTACATGTACCTACTGAGCTACCAAACCTTGTAGTGGAGCCATCGGGAGTCGAACCCGAAACCTTCTGAATGCAAATCAGACGCTCTACCAATTAGAGCTATGACCCCAAATCCGCAAAGACACAAAGGGGATTGCGCCTTTGCGGTGTGTTTACATTTTCCACATACCGAAATGTTCTCTCCAGTCAAGATAGTTGTTTGCACTTTCATAGAAGTACGCTTCTTTCTCAAAAGAGATATTTCGGTAAGCATTGCCGGGAAGAAAGAGTCTGGCAAGCCATTCCAACACATAAATAATGTAGAAGAAAATGTAGCCAAGTTCTTTCATCTGAGCAGTGTGGATCTTTTCGTGATTCCATAACCGTTCAGAGATTTTGACATCATTGCGTACAAATAAAACTCCGAAGAGATTGATAGCAGCAAATCCGGGGAACGGTATGAATGAATTGCGGATTATTTTCATCGTCTGACATTCCACATAGTGCTGGATGTGCCGCCATCAAAAAGTACGTCAATATTTGCACCCTGTTTGGCCGCAATCACATCCCATGCTTTCAGGCTGATAAACTGTTCCGCAGTAAGACCCATTTCTCGCTGGTATGCCTTGTCAGACACAGCACGTTGTCGTTCAGCCTGCTCTCGTGCAACCTCAGTTTCGTAACGCCGCTCCTGAGTCTGTTTGGCCTGAATCTGTGCCGCAGTGTTATTCATTTCCTTTAGCTGTGCGTCATTAGGGATTGCGCGTCCTGTAATGACATTTTCAACAACGACAGGAAACTCCTTCTGGGTGGACAACCGGGCAATATGTCGAATCATATCGGCTTTAACACATGAGTCGATGTGTGCGACAACCTCTCGGTTGCTGGTAAGGTCAAACGGGGAATACTGAGAAACATAGTGTCGAGTGAGGTTGTTGTAAACTTCCTTGATATTGTTCTCATACCAGTTGACACCATAATTCTTCAGAAGAACGGGACTCTTGCCTTTCTCGATTCGGAGAATAATCTGAGTCTTGAAATCCAGAGGGGTGTTTTCATTAGAAATGATGTCATCCAGCGTTTCCTCGTAACGGACAGGAGTTACTTTGAAGGTTTCGCTTGAAGTGCTCCAGAAGCACCAAGTAAGACCGGTCTCAGCGGGTTCCATGTCCACGCCACCATGTCCGAAAAACCACGGCTTAGTGATCAACACTGCTTCTTCATCAGCGTCAGGGCACACGCCGTGACAGCTGGAAACGGCAACGCACATAATTAGTGCGAGAAATAGTTTAATGAAATGTTTCATAATTGTTTGGTTTGTTAAAATGTCAATGTTCTCTTTTGTGGGCTAACCGAGACTCGAACTCGGACACCGATGGTACAGCATTTTGAGTGCTGCGTGTCTACCAATTCCACCATTAGCCCTTATGTGCTCCGACTGGGAGTCGAACCCAGACGGTCACTATGACCAAGGGATTTTAAGTCCCTCGCGTCTACCATTCCGCCACCGGAGCTTAGAAGTTTATTTAAGCCACCGAATTAACATGGACAGCAGCCAACCGTGACGTACTTTAGTCTGTTTCAACTCCTTCTTTTGGAGCTTTAGCATCGCTATCTCAGCCTTATGTGCAGCAATTTTGTTGTCAATATCGGCATTAAGCAATGCGATTTCAGATTGATTGTCTTGCAGTGATCTAATCACTGAATCACGACGGTTGTTGAATACTGTGTCCATATCTTTTAGAATTTGTTGGTGGGCCACGCAGGACTCGAACCTGCACACCTTTCGATACTGGTTCCTAAGACCAGCGCGTCTACCATTTCGCCAGTAGCCCGATTTTGCTGAGAGTGGTGAACCTCTCAGCTGGCTCCCTATATTGGTGAGTGCCTTTGTAGCGGGAGTAGGACTCGAACCTACGACCTCTGGGTAATGAGCCCAGCAAGCTACCACTGCTCTATCCCGCAATATAAGAAACAGCTTCATCAGAAGCTACATAAGAGAATAGTCTCTTTTGAAGCTGTTGGGTTGATGAAATCGTAAAAATTTCATCGAATTTGGAGGATTTTACCTAACTTTGTAGGTGGATATGCAACTCATCGTTGTGTTGTCAGCTCTTGTAATTGGAAAATGCTTGCGAATAAGAGTGGACTTCGACGTAGCCAAATGTTTGAAAGCCATCGCCAACATTATCCGAGCTGTCAAAGGTAGGTAAAGACCTCCGGCAGTTTGATTTCGTATATCTTATACCCTCCAGTTCTCTTGCTGGAGGTTACTTGTTTCCAAAGTCCGCAGGAGTTTCACCCCAGCGTTTGTTGTCCCAATGCCTGACTTCGATTGTGTCTATATCAGCCGAGAGTGCTTTGAGGAATATTTCAGCTTTCTGAAGTTCCCTATTTTTCTTATTGGAAGCAGTTGACTTGTTTTTGAACCACGTCAAGGCAGTCATACTGTCAGTGTATATCACTCGTGGCTCGTAATCATTCTCGATGATATATTTTGCAGCTTCAACTACCGCCAAGAATTCACCAATGTTCACGGTTTGATTTCCGAGATTTCGGTAGAAAATGCGCTCACCGGTTGTAAGGTCTATACCTTGATACTCTGTAACGCCTCGCTTTGTTGAGTGGGCTGCATCTGTTGCGATGCCGTCTGTTGGGTGACTCATCAGAAAAATCTGGTAGCTTCGTTAACCATTATGGGAATTCCTTTTACCAAGCGAACATGTGGCTTAATACTGGAATTATCCCAAAACTTACACTTACGTTCTGCAAGTACAGGGTCTCGCTGACAGATGTAATGAAAGAGAATCGTGTCGTAGTACCACTTCCGGCCTTGCGCTTTGATTGCTCTTTTCTTACGCTTCCTCGGCAGTTTGGCTTTAGGCACCTTTGCTAACATAGAACCCATCGCGCTCATATTTTTTCAGCAAGTCAGTTGCCGCTTCAACAAAATCTTCAACTACCTGAGTGATATTCTGAACGTCAATGCGCTTTTCAAGAAGTGCTTTCACTCCGGCGATTGTGCGAGTCGATGCCTTGCGACCATCCTTGGGATCGAAGACAATGGTCTTGTTGCCAAACTTGACTTCAACTATATAGCAGGCTTTGGGCACATAGCACGTTGAGATGTCTGCCTTGAATTGATATGGCGTAGCCTCAATTACTATAAAGCCCTTCTTTTTATACATCGGCACGATTGCGACCTGATACAAAGCACCGAGGATAATCTCAGGAGCAATGGTTTGGTCAACGATACATACTTGCTTAGGAAACTCAGAATCTTCACAGACACCTTTTACACGTCCGGTTTTGGGATTCTGAGAAACGAATCCGATTAGCATACCGCTCACTTCAGACTTCTTGAACTTGAGTCTGGTGAAGATAGTGCCTTCAGGGTACTTCTTTTTACCATCAGGGCCGATGATAATCTTCTTGTCAGGGCCATTAGGTTGTGGCCTGTTCAACTGTTCCATGTTTATATAAGATTTTTATTATTTTCACTTAAATGCCAGACTTTGTTGGTTGTCCGGTGATGCAAAGTTAGCGTTTATACACTTGTCCTCAAAGTATATTTAACAGAAATTGTTCGGCTAAAAATTTGTTAATAAGGGATAAATATATAGTATAAAATAACACGAAAAAGGTGCCCAACTTACTGTCGGACACCTTTATGCAATCACTCATCCAATCCTCAAAAATTGAGGGTTGAAAAAATGACATTAATAATCCATTTCTTCCTCTTCTTGGAGTCTTTTAACATCTGGGATAGCAAATACTCCATCGTCATTACGATAAGTGATGCAACGAAACATTATACCGCACATTGTAATCAACTCCATTGTGTCAAGAAACTGAGAGCGCACAATGGAAAGACTTGAAATTCCTTCACGAGTTGGTGTGATTACCATTTGCAGTATCTTTGCAGCTCGTTCAGCATCCTCCTGAAAAGCTACATACGAATTTCCCAAACGATAGAAAATTAAGGAGCCGGGGTACTTCTTATGAAAGTACGCTCCGGCAGAAATAATGCGGCTTGTCATACTGTGCAATTATTAGTTAAACATCTATTTCTAAAGCGACGCAATGATCACATTTTCCATTACCTCGCTTTTTTTCTCTGTTCGTGATTTCTTTAGCGCATTTATCACAATAATAACGCTTGCGCTTTTTGTTATAAATTATACGTTCAACTCTGGATCGAGGCACTTTGTATTTCTCCATAACTGCCTCTATAATCTGCCCAACCTTATATTGCTTGCGTCGCTTGATTCTCTTAAAGTCATACAATATCAAGGCATCCAGAGCTCGACTCTCGTCAATCAGGCCCATCGCCAGCAGTTTTTGAATCTGCATCGGTGAAAGTTCTGTGATGGACGAGAGCTTCTGTATTTCTTGTTCTTGGAGTTTAATCATTGTGCTTTCTATAATACTTTTTTAAAATATATAATGGTGGCATTAAATAATACAACACTGCCAATAAAAGTATTAAGATTGGACATGCAATCATGCCTACAAATCGAAGCATAGTTACAAAAAAGTCATTTGTTCCACTGCTATAAAATATCCATTTTAATAGCCAGTATGGCACAAAGAATAGCCACACAGTCAATACTATAATTCTATATGACGGTACTATTAATTCATAATCGTCTGAACTATAACAAAAATTGATATTGTAACGTATTTCAAAAGCTAATTCAGATAAACACACAACTAATGGAAGCATTAACTTCAAATCGCATATTGTAAAATTATGTTTTCTAAAGATGTCTTCTATTGATGAACTAAAACCAGAAAAGTACATAGTAATAGGCACTATAACTAATCCCAATAAGCCAATCCCAATAAGCGGAAATACATCATATTTATCAGGATTGTGACTATTAAGCACTCTCTGTGCTGAAGTAGATACTATCACCGTAGATATTACTGAAGCCATCAGAACGCCAATGGGTCCCAATAATGGGTGATATTCAAATATGATAGGCGCAGCCCAACACATAGAGGCTAACTGTAAAAGCCAATATATGATGAACCGAAGCCGTTTATATGTTCTATTATTCCATTTCATTTTATTGAGTTTTGCATCTATAATATTCAATGATACAATTGCAAAGTTAACCAATTTTGACGGTTTTACCACTAATCTACTGAGCAAATTCCTCAATCCGGCTTTTGATGTCCTCGATGTCTGAATTCCACTCATCCATCGTGTCAATCGCCTCTTGCATGGTTTCTCCACGGCTGGAACACTGGAGACCTTCAGGCATATTGTCAAACGCTTCTTGTTCTTCTTCTCGGATTTCATTAAGCCGGTCAGATGCTTCACTCAGTAGAGCTGAAACATCCAACAAATCTTGTCTTCGTTGTTTATTCATATATCTATTATTTTTGATTCTTTAAATTTGGCCCAACGTTTTTGACGTAGGCGAGCCTCAATTTCACGTTTGCAGTCGCCCAATGTCCCATACACGCAATAATTTCCGACATCATTTGTCCATCTTTTTGCATACCACCAAGGTCTTCCACATACATCACACATATTTGCATCATACAAAATAATGCCTTTGTATTCTTGTGTGGATAAAGGGTATTTTTTAAGAGCATCTTCAGCTTCGCGCATTGAACAGTAGGCTTTATGTGTACGCACGACTTTACTTCCACCACCTTCCAAATAAGAAAGTGTGCGCAGAATTGGCTCATAGAACGGAATCCAAAAGAACCGCAAGAATCGTTTATAAATGCGATACTGTCCTTCTCCACGAGAATCTATTGTAATGACAATTTTGTATCTCATTTCGGTTCAAATTTATCACAAACCTTTCTTGAATGGAGAGTCGCATAGTAGCGGTCAGGACCTACTTGTGGTTTAGGTTTCAGAAAACACACTGAGGTCTTGTACCGGCTACTTTTATTACAGCAGCCTTCACCGCAGTATCGGCAATCACGACAGCGAAGAACGACATTGGCAGCTTTTCGTGCCATAGCGCGACGTTTTAGTTCATCGCGGAGCTCTTGGTCAGTGAATTGTTCTAATGAATCTGACGCAGATGTTAGAATCTTGTGTTGTGCTGCCTCATCCAGTTCATGACGAAGTTTATCAAGATTGTTATCCATTATCCAGCCATTTATTGATTTCATTTTCCCACATTTCAGGGGATGTGATTATGCGATTGAGAGGACGAGCATCAAAAACACCATACTCATTTTCAATATCCTCATCTGATACGACTACTGACTTATCCTCAATCAATTGACAGTGCCCGCTAACAGCACATTGATCAAGTAATTGCTCGTTAATCATATCTTCAAGTTCTTCGACATTCAGATCTTCTGGATGTAGAAGTTCTATAAATAGCGTGTATTTAGCTAACTTCATCTTTCTTTCGGTTTGATTGTGATTTCAACTTCGATAGGTTCATCTTGCCATGTGAGGTCGGGGAAGATATTGGAAGGGAGTTGGAACGGAGAACCCACTGCCATTGATGTCCAATGTGAACTTTTCCCTCGCGCGCGGCAAGGGGTGTAATAGAAATATAGAAGGTTATCTCCATCTCTCGCCACCCAGCCCTCTATGGTCGCAGTGGGTTGAGGGCTGTCGATGTTGATGTCAAGCTGCTGTTTATTGTATATTTTACCATTTGCAAGACATACTGCGGTTGTTCGGGTTAACTGTTCAACTTCAACAACCTCTCCAGTTGCTTTTATTTTAGCTTTCATTTCTTTGGATAATTACGGTTAATGTAATCAAGAGAGGCTTGTTTGGCCTCTCCGTAGGTATTCCATTTCTGATTACCATTTTCATCAACAATGTCAATGATACCGATTTTGGCATACCAGTGCTCGCCACCTCCCCACCGCAAGAAACGAACATCAGCTATTGTTGGTCGCTTCTCATCTGGGTAAATCAGATTGTCTGAATCCTCTTATTCAACAATCTTATGAAATTGTGGGGTATAACCAAACACCGTGAGATTGTGTGCAAGCCAAACTTCTCCATACTTTTTAAGATCGCGAAGTCGATTTTGAAACAGTTCGTTCTCCAGCAACACAGCTTGAATGAAATACGGTTGATTCTGTATCTCACATTTCATCGCTACAAGACTTGCGAAATTGCTTGTCCAATGGCCACGAAAGCTGCCAGACAATCCTTCAGCAAGTTGCTGAACGCCTGCTCTGATGTCAGCACCAGCATACTTCTCCCAATGTTCGCGGAGTTGTTGCTCATTTCGGGCCACAAAGTACCAACAACCCTCCGCAGGGTCATCATGCTTCATTGCGACTTTTGCAAAATGGTATTTCATAATTATACTGGTTTTAATGCGTTTTGTGGCAATATACCTCCACCGCTTCCATCTTTACAGATACAGTTCCATTGTGGCTGACCATCTATGATAAGATCTGCTGATGAGATAACTTCTACTTCTTTCCCATAGAAGACGCTCCATTTGGCTGCCACTATGCAGGTAGTGCCTTTGAGATTTATTCTTTTTGTATCTTTCATTATTTAATGATATGAAGTTGGCGAGGTGTCTCCACATGAAATACACACATAACCTTGAGGGTTGAGTTCACCACATGTTTTACATGGCATAGGGCTATTGCACCAATGAGTAATGTACCGTCTATATTTACAGAGCTGTTCATAGTCTTCTCTGTCTATTATCACATGTTTAGAACGTTTTGATTTGTTATCATTCGCTTCCATTGCATAATTTAATTTTGTCTGGATGATTCACAAGAACCCATTTCAGCATTTCAAATGCACATTTCATCAGATCTTTCGCACTCATGGTTTTCAAATCACCAGAATGACCGTTGTATTTGACACACCATAACCCAGATTTCCAAAGAGGGAAGATGCACAAGTCATAGTGTAGGATGTCGTCTGAGTTGCTAATTTTGTAATAGACAAGACTTCATCTGACAAATAAATTATTTCACCGAGAAAAAATTGTCAGATTGTGTTGACAAATTTAG